AGCCTTAATAGTATCAACCCTGTGACGGGTCAGCCTGAGTTCTTTTTTGATAGCATTAAGTCATTTTTCAAAAAGGCTGCACCAATTATTGGTGGGGTCATAGGCGGTGCGGTAGGTGGTCCTTTGGGGGCGGCTGTAGGTTCGGGGCTTGGTAGTAAGGTTGCAGGTCAATCGACCGAACAAGCCCTTTTAAATGCGGCTTTATCTGGGGGCACGAGTTTCTTGCTTGGTGGAGGACTTTCTGGAGACGGTAAAGGTATAACAGGAAACCTGTTTAATATAGATCCTGCTACAGGAACAACGGGTAGTTTAGTAAGTGGAATTAGAAGTTTGGGCGGTGACTTTTTGGCTAATGTTCCAGCACAAACAATCGCTCAAGCTGCGGGTGGTGGACTTGGTTCTTTGGCCAGTGGTCTTCTTACTGAAGAAGGAGAAACGGATCAGGACACGGCTGCAAGGGTTGCTGGGCAAGCACGGCGTAGAGAAATTGTAGGTGCTGGAATCAGAGACCGTGAAATAGCCGCAGGTAGGCCAACCTCACCTCAATTCCCTGGTGTACAACTAGCGGATTTAACCCCTGAACAACTTGCCTTAATACGAGAACGTGGATTAAACCGGCGACCAACCTTTAGAACAACCCCTGCAAACGTTGTTGCAGCCGAATCCAGTGCACAAGAGGCAGAAACAATAAGACGCATGCTTGCGGGACAAACCGTTGCGCAACAACAATTCCCCCTGGATGTAAGGCTTCGAGATATTACACCCACAACGCTCAATGCTCAGGAGGGGGGAGCGGTTCCTGGTAATCGCGCACTTAACCAAGATACGGTTCCGGCCATGCTTACTCCTGGTGAGTTTGTATTTACCCAAGATGCCGTGCGTGGCGCAGCTCCAAATGGTTCACGACAACAGCAGGTTCGCGCCATGTACGATATCATGCGCGGCTTGGAAGGTAGGGCCTGATGCAAGTACAAAGATTTCAAGACGGCGGGAATGTTACCACTTCTGAAAGTATTGTTCGGCAAGCGCCGTTTTTAGAAGATTTTCAACGCCAGCTTCTAACGGGTGCTTTTGGAACAGAGGGCGATCCAACAAGTGGGGTACAACCGGTTGATATCCCAGCTATTCAGGTTGCAGGATTAGCCCCCTTACAACAAGCAGCGATATCGCGAGCACAAGAAGGTCTAGGGGTTCAGGATCCGTTTATACAAGCCGGTGCACGAAGCATTGGTACGGGTCTTGAATCATTAGGGGTTGGAGCTGGTACTTTAGGACAAGGTGTAACCACAGGACTTGGTTCATTAGGACAATTTGCTCCAAGCCAAATAGCCCCGTTTCTTGATCCTTTTCAAACGGCAGCAACAGATGTAGGCTTACAGGAACTTGCGCGTCAGGCCGCTATACGGCGAAACACCATAGGTGCCGAAGCCGCTGGTGTGGGCGCATTTGGCGGTGCACGACAAGGTATTGCTGAAGCAGAACTTGACCGTAACCTGCTTGAGTCACAGCGACGGCTCTTGCAAACTGATTTATCACGAAACTTCACACAGGCCCTTGGAGCCTCACAATCAGCATTTGAAAACCAGCAGCGCAGGCAGCAAGGATTGGCCCAAACTCTTGGCCAACTGGGTCGGGGCTTTGGTGAAGTGGGTAGTGAAACAGGGGCCTTGGGTGTCCGGCAGGCTGGCCTGGGTGAATTAGCCCAGCAAACTGGCCAACAGGATGTCAACGTACTTAGCCAGTTGGGTGGTCAGCAGCAAGCAGTGCAGCAGCAAATCCTAGACGCAGCACGGCAAACTGAATTGCAACGGCAGGGTGAACCCTTCCAGAGATTCGGCTTCTTGAGCGATGTCCTGCGCGGTGTGCCCAGCACACAAAGCACCTTTACCACGGCGACTGCTCCAAGTCCGTCACCACTAAGCACGTTGCTGGGTGCCGGAGCCGCCATTACCGGCTTGGGCGGTTTGTTTAGAGGAAGCGGTGCGTTAGGAGGGGCAGCAACCTAATGGCTGTTAATCCCACACTCAGGTTAGGTGGAGCTTTTCAAGCACCTCCTGTTGCTCCTGTTCGGGGGCTTGCTACTCGTGGTCCGGCGGCAGCGGCCCGTGCAACGGGTGGTCGCGTACCCGTTATTACAACGGATCAAGGGCTGACCGCACCGCAAGCGCCAACTGGACTTGCTTCACTAACAAGGAATATGCAACGAGAAATAGAAAACACAGAAAGCCCTGACGAACTTAATTGGAAGATGGCCCAAGCAGGGGAAGAATTAGGCAAACTGTTCAGGGGTGAAGATGATTTATCTGGTGAGGGAGATGTTTTATCCGGCGGCGAAGGCACTGAAGTTCTCGTAGGCGGCGAGGACGAAACAACAACTATGGATGATGGTAGGGTACTTAAAATAGGCGGAGGATGGGATGAAGTAAGCGTACCGTTTAGGCAAGGAACTGTAGCCGCTACTCCTATGGCAACAGGTGCGGAGACGGCAGAGTTAGAAGCTGGCTTATTGAAGGCGGCAGAAACAGACCCCTTATTGGCCAAATATGAAAAATCACTAGCGGAGACCATGGGTGCTCCGGCCTTAACAACAGAAGCAGCCAACAAACAAGCCAAACAAGTTTTAGGTATAGATGAAAAGGAAGATGTTCCTGATTGGGCCATGCCGTTGTTTGCGTTTGGTATGGCCTTGATGGCTGAACCTGGATCCTTTGGACAAGCCGTTGGTAAGGCGGGTTTAAAGACGCTTCCTGTAATAGCTCAGGTTAAGAAAGAGAAAAAGGCTGAACGCTTTAGGGTTGCACAAATTGCGCGCGATTTGATGAAGACAGATGTAGCCACGCGCAAGGGTGCCTTATCCAATGCCGTGAGCTTAATCTTTAAGAAAAGAACAGAGAGTCGTGCTGATAAACAAGAATTAAGAGCGATAAACAAAGAACTTCGCCAAACCAAAGATGCAGAAGCAAAACGAAAATTAGAACAACGCAAATTTGAACTGAGCCAAAAGCAATATAAACTAAAAGTATTCGATTCAGTCACAAAATCTATTGATTCACTTGTTAAAACTGTTCCAGAAAATTCTAGGCTTCCCGTTGCACTAGCTTTGTCTGACCGAATATCTGATCCTAAAACATTTGGGGTGGTAACAGGAGATCCTACGCCTGGACAAATGAATGCGTTTTCAACTAACCTATTTAAAACAACGGTTGAAAATCTCGCAAAGTCTGGTAAAAATCCTGAGCTTTTATTAAGTGTGATGGGGTATGCCCCTTCAGATCAACATAAAGATTATATTGAAAGAAAAGTCACGGTTAATCAACCAGTTACGAATGCTGAGGGTGTAACTGTACCCCGCCAAATGGAACGTCTTGTGCGGCTAAACATTGTTCCGGTTACGGATTTTGAACGTGACGAAAATGGGCAAATAGCACGTGATGCCAACGATAAACCGATCGTTAAAACGTATGCTCCGGGAACATTACAAGTAACTCTTGATGCTTCTGGAAAAATACTTGAAGGAGGTAACGCTGATCCTAATTGGAAGGGCGGTACAAGAGTTGAAACTGTAAATGGCGAACAAAGATCATTTAGTGGAACTATTAATGGAAAACCATTTTGGGACGAGGCGGGTAAGTTTTGGAAACAAGGTCAAAATTTTACAAAAAATGCTGGTGATGAAGGGAAACCTTTAAAAACCGCTGAGGCTTTTTCTAGCATAATACGCAAGTCGAATGGAGACGTACAAATTGTTCAAGGTACAACACCGGATGTTGGAAAAGTTCTAGGTAGATTAGCGAAGGGTACAGCAACAAGCGAGTTAAATAACGCAACCACTGAAGTTGTGGCATTAACCCGTAATTGGACCCAACTTCGTGATTTAGTTTCTGAGAATGAAGCGGCTATTCTTGCCGCGTATAATCTGCAGAGTATACAGGGTGCAATTTTAAAGGCGTCTGATTACTTTTTCATAGTAAACAAGGAAAGACCCGGTTTTGAACGTATACTAGATGGTTTAGGTATTTTCAAGAATTTTGGTACTGGAAAAGGCCAACAGCAGGCTACTCTTGGCAATACAGATATTAGAGGTAAAGGTGGTCTTAAGAATTATGTAAATAATGTGGTTTCTAAAAAAGGTTATGTAGCGGATCTAAAAGGCGTAGAATTGGATGGCGCAGACGGTACTCGTCGTGCAATGTCACAAGGAGAATTAAGTGCGTTGCAAGGGCTTGCAACAATGAGAAAAGAATCAAGGTCTATGGTCTTTAATCTTGCCTATGCTTTAGCCCGAACAAATGAGCCGGGAGGCCGCTTAACTGACCGTGATATTGCAAACGCTTTGATGATGATGGGTGTAACAGAAGATGGGTCATTCCGTCCTAGAGAACTAATAAATGCGATGGATCGACAGGTGGCTAACAGACAGGCGGGTATTGTTGATCAATATGTATCTAATACAATGCCTACCGCAGAAGAGATTAAAAACGAAGGAAAAGTGCCGGATGCAATACCGATAACTAAAGAAAGTATTTTCAATCGTTATAATGTGCGGATTTTTGAGCCGCCATCTGCGCGTCGTTTTGAAAAAAGTGATCTACGCAGTCGTGGAGAAAATGTAAGTATAGATAGGATTAATGCACAAAATATTGCTAGGGATGTTCCGACTATTGGGGCAAATCCCGAACTTTACAATCCTGATACCCAAACATTTAATCAAGATCGCCTTGAAATTAAATTAGAAGCTGTACTTAGACTACTAAAGAAAGACCCTGAAAACGCTGATCTGCTCGCACGGAAGGGAAATTTAGGTGAGGTTATTAAAAGACTCAGACCTGGACAAGCTACTAGATAATCATGGAATATTTTACAAAACAAGATACCGGCCTTGATGCAGCCATTGCTGCAGAAGAACAGGCTATTGTTAATGAAAGACGTCAAGCGGGAGATGATCCTGCGAGTATTGTACCTGCTGCTGGGTCAGAATGGTCCCAGGCTAATATTGGGCAATCGGTACAAAATCTTTGGGACAATATTCAGGGTTGGGAAGGCTTTGAGGGCTTAACAACGTGGCCTGACCGTCCTTCACAAGAACAGGTGGATAAAGCTGAAGGTGCACAATTAGCGGCTACAACAAGGGCTGGTCCAGCTTTTGGAGCACAACAAACCAGCGAACAAAACCAACGGTTTATTGAACAAGGTATAGATATTTATGGCGGCGGAGCAGAATCGGCAGCGGTAGATGCTTCCTATATGCCCTTTGTTGCTAAAACCTTTCCAGAGACCTATAAGGTCGCGCTTCAGGATATTATAGCTAGGAATTTTAATAAAGCCAATAACGAGAAATTTGATTCTTCCGTATTTGATGTTCGCCTGTATGAAGATGAACCGACGTGGTATAACCCCCTAGAGGAAAAGCGCCAGTTGTTGGTTCCTAGGGGTGCAGTAGGAACAATGCTTCAACAAGGACTGGTTGAACATGCTCCTATACTTGCGGGACTTCCTGCTGCCGTGGCTGGTATGTTTGTTGGACCAGTAACGTCGCTTATGGCTGGTTCTTTGGCCGCAGGTTTTGCTGACTGGTATCGCAGTGATATAGGTTTAACTAGAGCTGGTTTTGAGTTTTCCGAGAATCGTAACGCTGTAGGTCTTGCTACCGAAAAAAGTGATCCTGACGGTGTTTTTGGCGAAATTGATTTTGGTGTGTGGAAACATCCCAAAACCGGAGATAAAATATCTGGGCTACAGGTTATGGTAGATGCCATGGGTGAAGGTACGCTGTGGGCTGCTTTACAGGTCGGTGGTGGAGTTGCACTTTCAGTACTTCGTAATAGCATGGCGCAATTAGGCGGAAAACTGCTTGGTGTAGACACACACGTTTCCGCTGAATTTTTAAGAAGTATAAACCCCGAGCAGTTTTTAAAAGCCATGGAGCATTATAAACTGAAGCAGGCGAGTGGCGATACCCTGGCTTATGGTAGATTAGGAACAGATGAAGGGCCAACAACTTCGCAAGTATTATACACTTATGCCGAAGCTGCTAAGGATGCAGGGCGTCTTGAAGAAGCCGCCGCCCTAAACGCGCAGGCGTCAAAAGCTGCCAAGTTTGAAAGCGAGGCTGTGGAAACTGGGGTAATTCGTGAACGGCAAGAAATGAGAGCTGCTGATGTTCTAGGGTCTAAGGGTGAAACAGGTCTAGCAACAAGGCCGCGATTTGTTCTTGAAAATTCCGAGAGGCTTGGTCCGATTATTCGTGACACTCAAACCATGGAGCCTATAGAATTAGCCCCCACGTTTATAAAAACGGTTACTCCAGAAAAAAAGCTGGAGTTTCTTCAAAGGTATGCGGATGATTTAAACGCGGAAATGGGATACCCTATTACTGCCTTAGAAAGAGATGCTGCTGCTGGAGAAGCGGGTGCCGTTATACGGGAGGTGGGCGAAGAGGCTGCGCTCTTAAACCCAAGGCTGGCCGTTGCACAAGAAGAACTATCTGTTGCGCGAACTCAAGCACAAAATTCATGGGATGCTATTACAGCCACACGAGAACCAGAAACTCTTTTAAGGACTATTCTGCCAGAAATAAATAAAACATACACGGCTGCTAGAGCTAGTGCCGACAAATTATTTACTGACGTTACGAATGCCTTTACACTGCGAGGGAAAACACCTTTAAAAAGGATTCCTCCTAGCTACAATCAGTTTGATTTAACTCCTTTATTCCGTGGTACAACAAAACTTGAGGCAAAGAATAAGAAGAGTTTAGTATCAGACCTTGACAAAGCTGTTGGGGGTCCAGGAGAATCCGCTAGTCAAGCAGAAAGCATGGTACGCGCTGCTCTTACGGAAACACCAACGGTTGTTGGTGGACGAACTGTTCTAACTCCAAAAACCATAACGTATCAAGAGTTAACTGATACAATTAATGGCGTAAATGAACTTTTTAGACTTCCACGATATAGTGAAGGCGCTGCAAGAGAAGTCTTAACTAATCTTAAAAATGGTTTGATTAATATTCGGGATAAAAGATTTGCAGCTATAGACAAAGCTAATTTATCTTCGGCTAATAGAGAAGCAGGAATGGGCCTAGCTTCAAACTATAAGGCTGCTGAAGTGTCGTGGGCTAATTTTGATAATATCTGGCGCGAAAGCACTTTAGCTGCGGTAACCAAGTTTGGAAAAAAATCCACTTTAGGATATACGGCAGAACAGGCGGCAAAAGACTTCTTTCCAGAAGGCAACAATATCTTACAAGGAAGAATAATCAAGGCTGTTTTATCGTCTAAAAACCCTGTTGCAAAAGAAATTCTACGCGGTTTATTTAGGGTAAAATTTAGAAATTCTGTTGCTAAACCTGTTGAGGCAGATGCGCAGGTGGCCGGTGTAGGTGAGGTCGCTCCAGGTGTTGTGGTCACAGCCCCTCCTGTCAAAGTTGGGAAATTTTTAGAGGACAATAGAGGTGCTTTTAATAAATTATTCACTTATGCAGAAAGACAAGAATTTGAAAGTGTCGGCCTTTTAAGTAAGACGGCACAGGATCAAGCAACAAAAACCGCTGCTCTTCAAAACGCGGCTGAAAAAGCAGGTGTTGAGTTAACTGACGCAAATATAATTGGTGTGCATGGTCTTGTTGAACCAATGATGTCTCTTGAAAAAGCAGGTGGGGCCAGTTATATTAGAAATATACGAGATATTATATTTCGAAATACAGAAAATAATCCTGCCGCATTACAGGCTGCTCGTCAACGATGGGACGCTGTAAGGTATGCTGGCGCAGAACGTATGATTTTTGGCGAGGCTGATTTAACGGCGGTAGGTACCCTTGAACGCATAAGTGATCCTGGAGCAATATTGAAAAATATAAAAGCACTTAGAGGATCTTATGAGGCTCTGGTAGGTGAACAACAAGCAAAAGATGTTAAAATGCTTTTGAACAGGTTTAGTACAGCATTTGACAAAATACGAAGACCTGCGGGTGCGAAACCGAGTACGGTTTGGGCAACCACAGCATCTGTTGTTGGTACGTTAGTTAGACCTATTGTGGGTGTTTTGAATAGACGAGCAATTACGGCAACCGCAGCAAGAAACTTATTTACCATGAGCCTTGCTGATAAGTTTAAAATTGCACTGCTTAATCCACAGGCTACTGCAAATTGGGTGAAGATGGTTCGTAGTCTTAAAAAAGGAGAAGACGCAGCACAATTAGTTGGAACCGCCCTTGGTTATGATTATTTTAATGAAGAAGGTGAGTTGTGGAAAACTGTTTTAGACTCACTCCATTCTGGTCCTAAAGAAGCAGCGTATGAAAAACGTATCTATGCTCGTTCGCCAGAATATCAAGAAACGGTTGGTGCGGAAGTTCGGCGTGGGCAAAGCCCTGCTCCAAAACCCCCGCTGCATTTTCTTAAAGAGTGGGATGCTGCATTAAGGCAAGAGGTTCCTTGGTTGAATCAGGTAAGCGGTGCTCTTCAAACAAGGCCCCAGGATCAACCACCCCCGCAAGCTGCTCCACGAGCTGCTCAGCCAACTACCGCGTTATCTACAAATAGGGGGATTGCTTCCCTGCCTACTGGCCGTAATATCCCTACCGGCACTGAAGTGCTACGGGAAGACGAACTAAGTAAATTAGTTCGCGGGTTCAACAAAGGCGGTATCGTTAATGCAAGGCCGCGTCGTCAAATAGTGTTGTGATGAATATAAAGCGAGCAATGCTAATACTGGCTTTGGTGGCAATAGCTGTAACTGCGATTATTATGTTGACAAATGACATGAGATGTACGCCGCCTTGTATTTAAATGACAGAAGAACCAAAAGCGCACAAAGAAGGATTAACGGCGCACGAAAAGGCCACGATGACGTGGCGCTGGACGGCGCTGATTATATACCTATTGATATGCTTTTATGATTTTATGTTTGTGCCGATATGGTATGGAATCAACCGCCCTGATATAAGTTTATTTATGGAAATTATCAACAGCACCCCAGAACCAATGGTTCAAATGGAATTGATGAAGAAACTTACAGGGCAGCATAATCCGTTCACGTTAATGGGGGGCGGTTTATTTCACTTGGCGTTCGGCGCTATATTAACAGGTTCAGCTTTTGCTTCGGGTAAGAAATAAATGAATTTAGATGAGATAACCCAGACACTAAAACGCCATGAGGGCGTTCGTCAGTACGCCTATAGATGCCCCGCAGGTTATTGGACCATAGGTGCAGGCCGCAACGTTGATGAAACGGGTGGCCGTGGGTTGAGCGATGATGAAATAGACTACCTGCTGCAGAATGATATAAAGCTGTCTATAGACGAGCTGTCTGGAGCCTTTTCCTGGTTTGAGGAATCACCAGAGCAAATTCAGGGTGTGCTCGTCAACATGCACTTTAACATGGGGATGCCTACCCTGCGTAAATTTCGCAACATGCTAGATGCCATGCAGCGTAAAGAGTACAGCCGCGCAGCCGAAGAAATGATAGATAGCAACTGGGCTGATCAAGTAGGCAACCGCGCCCTGGAATTAGCTGACATAGTGCGTGATTCTTAAACAAGCCATTCACGCCACGCCTCGCCCATGACGGCGGTGGCTAGGTTTATCTTCTTTCTTAATGCTTTGACTATCTTTTCGTCGACGGTCCGCTCAGCCAGAATATCGATGTAGGTTACCCTATTTACCTGACCTATGCGGTGTGCCCGATCCTCGGACTGCATACGGACCTCAAGGTCATATGTGTTGGAATAGTACACTACGGTAGCCGCCTGTGTAAGAGTAAGCCCGTAGCCCCCCGTACGGACCTGACCAACGAAGAAGCGGCAGGGGTGGTTTGGGTCTTGGAAGTTGGCAACAAGGCGCTGCCTGTCGTCGTCAGATGTTTCGCCAAAATATGTTCCATAGCTGTCGCTGCCGTATGCCTTTCCCAAGGCTTTGCTGATTTGCTTTATGTCGTAGATGTAGTTGGCCCAGATTATGGCTTTACCACTGGTTTCCTCTAAGACAGCGAGCAGCTCGTCTATGCGATTATTGGGCAGTTCCTTGAAGGTACCGTCGTCAAACTTGGCATAGCCGCACGTCACCTGCTGTAGACGCAATAGCTGTGTAATCACGTTTGTAGTTGTTATGTCGCCGTCTTCAAGGGTTGCGATGGCCCACTTTTTAAGATCGGCGTATACATCCTTTTGTTCCTTGGTTAATTGAACCGTGCGCCGTATGTAGACTTTTTCCGGTAGGTCTAGGCAATGTTCCTTCAACACCCTAAAGCTGAATTTATTTAGGGTCTTGTTTAGTTCTTCAAGGTTCTGGTACCCCACCACCTGTTGAAATGAGTGCGTAGCAACTGACCGCTGCTGTATGATTGCGTACCGTGAGCGGAATGAGAAGTACGACGAATACCCTAGGTACACAGGGTCGAGGAATTCGCACTGTGCGTACAGGTCAAGCGGTGATTTGGTAACGGGTGAGCCGGTTAAAATTCGCCTATATTTGGCTAAAAGGCTCAGTTTCAAGATGCTTTTGGTTCGTTTGGCCTTTGGGTTCTTGATGGTGGTGCTTTCGTCAACGGCCATAAGAGCTTTGTGGGCGTTCAAAAACTTCCCAGCAAACGCTGCACCTTTCTTGGTGCTGAGTGCTTCAACGTTCATTATGAGAATTTTAAGGTCTTCGTTGGGATATTCAAATAGAGTATCCAGTATCCTTTGTTGCGTTTTGGTATTGGTAGGATTCCACACCACCATGTTTACCAGTATATGATCAGGCAAGTGGATTGGAAGTTCATTTGTTTCCCAATTACGATAAACTCCCTTGGGCGCAATAATTAAAGCTGCGTTGATGTAACCACGGTCGTACAATACAGCTATGTTGTCGATCAATACTTTAGATTTACCTGTGCCCATTTCCATGAACAAGGCGTATTCCTTGCGTTCCCACGATCTATTCAAAGCTGTACGTTGGTGTTCATACGGCTTTGTCTTGAACGGATAAATTAATTCTTCCACACTTGTCTCCTTTCTGTTAATATTTTACCCTGTATAAAGGTAGTGAACAAGCCATATAGTTAGTTTGAACAGTTCGAAGTATAGGGTGTTCCATCCAAGTGCTCTAATAGGCCAATATTCTAATAGGGTTTGCTAATAGTTCAATGTTTATAAGAGGTTAACCCCTATTAGAACGCTATTAGAAGTTTACATGGTAGCGCATGCTCCTAAACGACGCGCGCGCAAGAATCCGCAGTTTACTTATGTTTTTCTACTCAGATTACTTTAGGCTTGTTTCCACCGCGCCAATAGGGTACATGGTTATAGCGCATAAACGCAGTAGAAAGAAGAAAGGTGAATGCATGACCGTGTATGCTGTTCAAGAAGAAGCCCCTGGGCAAAATATTCTTACGGCACGTGATTATGGCGACATTGTGTACCTGCTTCCTCGGGGGCAAGTTACCTTTAGTGCATCGCCTACGCTACAGCGTTTAAAACGTAAGTTGCGCGAATACTGTGATGAGGATTTCTTGCTTTTGATAGGTGACCCCGCTGCCATTGGTATGGCTACTGCGGTTGCAGGTGATTACAACCGTGGTCGTGTTCAGTTTTTGAAATGGGACCGCCAGGAAAAGCAATACTATCCTATAAAGTGGGACCTACATGAGAAAGGAGAAGATAGTGTCTGACCTTGAATTAGCAAAAACCTCACTAGCTGAGGTCATGGAAGGTTTTAGTAATTTAACCGAACATGAGTCACAGGAGTTACGGGAGTTGTGTGAACGGTTGGTGCAGTTGCGTGATTTGGAAGAATTAGCAACGGATACATTAAAAAGTATCAAAGCCGCTTACCGTAAATACGCAAAGGAATTAGTGCCCGATGCTATGGATGAATTGGGCATGCAGTCATTAACCACTTCTAACGGGGTGGATATAACCATAAGTGATGACCTGCACGTGCATATAACTGAAGCCAAGAAGCCGGAAGCGTTTAATTGGCTGCGGGACAACAACCATGAAGACATAATTAAAAATCAGGTGGTTGTATCGTTTAACAAAAATGAAGATAACGTGGCCGGTGCCTTTTATAGCGATGCCGTATCTGGTGGCCACGATGTACAGCGTAAAGAAACAGTACACAACGGAACGTTACGGGCGTTTGTACGCGAAATGCGTAACAAGGGTATTCAGGTACCCGTAGAAACGTTTGGCGTTTACGAAGGGCGTATTGCAAAAATCACCTCTTACAAGGGAGACTAGCTTATGGCTAAAGAAGCTCAAGCCGTTCAAAAAACAGAAGAAGCTACCGCAATAATGCTTCCACAACTACACGACTTGGTAACCACTGGTTTTGAAAACGTTGGCGTGGATGATACAGCCACACCGTTTTTGAAACTGTTGCAAAAAATGAGCCCAGAAACAGAAGAAGGCACCGCTGATTATATTGACGGGGCCAAGGCTGGTGGCATTTTAAATTCGGTAACCAAACAAACATACGAGGGCAATACAGGGGTCCACGTAGTGCCTTGTACATTTAGGCGCGAGTATATTGAGTGGGCACCCCGTGAGGCCAGCCAAGGTGCTCCTATCGCACGGCATTCTTCTACCAGTGATATACTGGCCAAAACCAGCCGCAGCCAGGATAATAAGGATGTATTGGCCAACGGCAATTATATCGAAAATACGGCACAGTGGTATGTCATATTGTTAAATGACGATATGTCTGAATGGACCCCTGCCATGGTTTCCATGAAAAGCACACAGTTAAAACGTGCGCGTAGTTGGATGTCCATGATACGGGAAAGCCGCGCCCCTGTTATGTTTTCCCATATGTACAAGCTCACTTCTATCCTGGAGCAAAACAACAAGGGAAACTGGTATAGCTGGGTTATTA